GGGCGGCGAAGGAAGAGCTTCCGGCTAGAAGACGATGTGCTCCTCGCCCAGCTCCTCGGCCCCCTCGGAGAGCACGATGGCGCGATGCACGACGTTGCGCAGCTGGCGGACGTTGCCGGGCCAGGGGTAGGCCGCGAGCTTGTCGAGGGCCCCGGCCCCGGGCAGGGTCCTGCCCCCCGAGGCGGCGAGGGAGAAGTGGGCGGCGAGGTCGGGGATGTCCTCGCGCCGCTCGCGCAGGGGCGGCATCTCCAGGACGAGGGTGTCGATGCGGTAGAGGAGCTCGGGCTTGAAGCTCCCCCGCTCGACCGCGGCCCCGAGGTCGGCGCAGGTCGCCGCGACGAAGCGGAGGTCGACCCAGGAGGGCTTCGAGGCCCCGAGCCGCCAGAGCTCCCCGCTCTCGAGGGCGCGGAGCAGCTTCGCCTGGAGTCCCGGCCCCGCCTCCGCTATCTCGTCGAGGAAGAGGACCCCGCCCCGGGCGAGCTCGAAGGCGCCGGGCCGGGAGAGGGCGTCGGTGAAGGCGCCCCGCTCCGTGCCGAAGAGCTCGCTCTCGGCGAGGAGCTCGGGCAGGGCGGCGCAGTTCCTCGCGACGAAGGGGCCGGCGGACCGGGCGGAGCGCCCGTGGAGGGCGCGGGCGGCGACCTCCTTGCCCGTCCCGCTCTCGCCGAGGATGAGGACGGGGTAGTCCGAGCCGGCGTAGAGCCTGAGGAGCTCGGCGACCCTGCGGATAGCCGGGCTCGCGCCGAGGAAGGGGCCCGAGGAGCCCTCGCCGGGCGGGACGGCCCCCGGCCCCGCGATGGAGCGGCGCAGCTCCTCGGCGCTGTAGGGCTTGCGGAGGAAGTCGGCCGCCCCGCTCCGGACCGCGAGGACGACGCTCCGGGCGCTCCCTTCCCGCGACAGGGCGATGACCCGCCGGCCCTCCCGGGCCAGGAGGCCGACGAAGCGCAGCCGCTCCTCGGGGCCCTCGTCCAGGTCCACGACCACGGCGGCCGGCGGGCTGTCCCGCGCCGCCGCCCGGGCGCCCGCCTCGTCCTCGAAGGCGAGGACGGCGTACAGGCCCGCGAGGAGGGCGGAGAGGGTGCGCGCCTCGACCGGGTCCCTCCCTACATGTGTAATCTAGCATAGATAATGATAAAGAAGCCCCGAGGGCTCTTTGCTCCTTAACTCTTTATGACATTAACCCTTGCATAGCCCCCCTGCCCCTATCGCCATGCAACAAGGATCTAGGGAAAAGCATAGGAAAGGCCGTTTTAAGGCCGTTTACGTCCCCGTTGGGCCGCGACCGTTTAATACTGTTTAACTATCAAGCCAGTAATGAAATACTCGGAAGGACTACTCCGAGCGCGCGCCGGTGAAGGCTGGAGCTTCGTCAAGCTGATCGACAAGCGGGCGCGATGGCTCGAAAAGGTCCATCTGTAGGAGTTCCTGTTCGAGGTTCCTAAGCTCTCCCAATGCATCTCGGAGGGTCTTCTCGGCATGGTCGAGCGCCGCCGGTATGCGTCCGGAGCGGGCCTGAAGCCGCCGGCAAGATTTGCCTTGCTTGATCAGCTCGGCCTTGAGGATGACGAAGCTTCTATGCGATATCGAGTTCATACTGAACCGGCCGAGGGCGAGCGGCTACAGGGTTCCGTTGCGGCTGAGGTAGGCCAGGAAGTCCGTACGGTTCACGTTCCACTCGTCGTCGACTTGATAGGCGATCAAGCGGTGCGCGCTGATCTCGCGCAGTACCGTTTTTCGGGATACCCGCAAGATTGAACAGATATCCGGGACATCCAGAATTGCAGGCAATGACTCGAGCAGCTCCTGTTTCAAGTCGTCGGGCAGCATATGCCTCCACGGTGGCGGAATCGATCCGGTAGATCCACCGGACCTTGAACGCGAACAGGACGCCGGTATTGATAAGGTAGTACACATGGTTCGCGTCGCAGCCGATCCGCTCGGCCGCCTCGAGAACGGTGAGAAGATTCCTCATGCGCACTCCTTGCGCGATCGGTCGCGCTGCGCGATCCGCGATCGTTCTCTCCATCCGCAGCGAGGGCAACGCCAGGAACCGCGGCCGTTGGTAGAGAGATCTCCGCGACAAGCCGGGCAGGGCCTACACGATCGCCAGTAGTTCGACCAACGCACCTTGCTCTTTATGATGAGGGGCGTCCAATCGCTGCGGCGCACGCTCTCGAAAACCGGTTGTGTCGCTGCCGTTCGATCGTCGATCATGTACGCGCTCCATCCGGATTGTGGATGCATGCGTCGGTCGGCCGCGGCGCTGGACCATCCGGGTTTATTCCGGCCTTCCAGCAGATATCCCGCAGAGCGAGAATGACCTTCGATGCCTCGCCCTTCAGGAGAAAACGCAACTCGTCCACCTTCGAGATGCGCTTCACCATCGCGCGGAGGCTCTTTTCATCCTTCGCGCGAGAGGCCAGTTCCCATAGGCCCTTGATGTAATAGAGCTGCTTTGCGGAACAGTAATTTCCCTGCTGTTCCGGCTTCACAGGCATCCGTTTCCGCGTGGACGGCTTGCGTCGAAAACCGAGGTTGGCGAAAGCGCGCATGACCTCCTCGAACTGCGCTTCCGTTTCGATGGCCGCGGCGCTCTCCACTCCCGCCGCGCCGGCGAGGAGCGCGTGGTATGCGTACTCGTCGAGGCCGCGATCCTTGCGCGCGAGATGGATGAGGGCGAGCCGCTCCGTCCTGTTTCTTAACGCACTGGTCATCGAGCACTCCTCGTCGAGGGGGATGAGGGAGTCGAACCCTCTTCGGCTTTCCGTGATGCGGTGCCCGTTCCCGCCTTGCGCTTGACCCCGTCAGCGCCGATCCCCCATGGTGCCGGGCTTCCACCGGCCTCACCGCGTTCACGGCTACGTCCTGCCTTCTTGGCTTTCCCTCGTCCTTGTCGCCCGGTCGTTGCCTCATTCGCCCTCATGCACGTTCTTCCATGACGCCTATCGACTCGCCAGCAGGACCCGACTCCGGGTTAACTTTTTCCCGTCTTCGTCCAGGCCGGACGTCCAGAACGGCCTGGAGCTTGAATCACGCGCTCGCCGCGAGGATGTCCTGGTTCACCATCTCGCGCTTAGGCTGGACGAAGAACTCCTCCTTGGCCTTGCGGACCGCGTTCACCGTGGCGAGGGTCTCGTCGTCCAGGCCCATGAGGGCTTCCTTGTCGACCTCCCGCTTCACGCGGACGTACTGGCTCATGCCGAGCTTCTCGAGCAGCTCGACGGTGTCCTTCGCGGTCGTGATGCTCGGCGGATTCTTGCGGTAGCCGAAGGAGCCGAAGCTCCGGTCGATGGACTTGCGGTCCTTGAAGAGCTCGCTCTTGTTGTAGTCGGAGTAGGCCTTGAGCGAGGCCGAGAGCTCCTTCACGCGCTCGCGGAGCGCCTTGCCCTGCTCGGCCGTCTTGGCCTTGATCTCGGCGATCTGCTTGTCGCCTTCGGAGTCGATGCGCTCGATCTTCGTCTCGAGGGCGCACATCTCCTTGAGGAGCCGGTCGGCGTCCTCGAGGCTCTGGATCTCGCTCACGTTCGGCTTGTACCTTCCCATCGTCCCTCTCCTTCCTTATGCTCCGAGGGGCCCTGCCGTCCACTCGGGATCTTCCGCTATGACGATCTTGGCCTTCATGAGTTGGGCCAAGCCGAAGAGATCCACGCGCACGTCGCGCAGGATCGCCGCGGCGCGCGTCGGTTCCACGATGCCGGCGCTCGCCTTGTCCTGGAGCTCGGCGATCTTCTCGTTCAGGGCGGCGAAGCCGTCCTCGGTGAGCTCGAGCTTCACTTCTTCCCTCCCTTCCCCTTGGTCGGTTTGGGCTTCGCCTTCGCGGACTCCTTCTTCTCGGGCGAGACATTCCGCATGCGCGCGACCATGGCTTTGCGGCTCGAGTCGAAGGGCGCGGGGATTGCGCCGCGGTCCTCGAGCTCCTCGACCTTGGAGTAGAAGACCTCGAGGGCGAGCTGCAGGTCCTGGTGAGCCTTGGCGAGCGCGGCCTGGTACGCGGGATCCTCGATCGCCATGTTCGCGTAGAGGTTGCACACGGGCAGGACGCCGATTTCCGGCCGGACCACGTAGAGGGTGCCGTTGCGATAGGGCGCTATGCGGTAGTGCTTGAGCGCGACCCCGGAGAGCGTCGGCTTCTTGAAGGCCGCGGAGAACTCCTCGGGGCCGGGCTCGTCGTCGAGGATCCCGCCGGAGCCCCGGAGGCGCGGCGCGGCGCCGTCCTCGGCCGGAGCCGTGAGCTTCTTCACGCCGGCCTCGATGTAGGCTTCGCTGATGGATAGCTCCGCGAGCGCTCGCTTCGGCTCGTCCTTGTAGTGCTCGTAGACCTTTATATAGCTCCAAGCACGGATGCGGTCGAATTGGCAATTCTCTTCGATCCATGGGATGAACTCGCCGTGGGGGAGCTGCTCCTTCACCATCGCGAGGACCTTGCCCATCGCGAAGATGACAACGACGGTCTTCTGCGACAGCCCCGCGAGGACGCCGTGGAGCGTGGCCAGGTTCTCGCGCGCCTCGGCCGGCGGCATGGCGGAGCCGCGGTCGTTCATGACCCGCTCGACGAGGCCCTCCTGCGACGAGTTCACGAGCGCGAGGCTCGCGCCGCTCTTGGGCCTCGCGCTCTCGTTTTCCTTGGGTACGGCGCTGCCGGCCACCTGCCGCTCGGCATTCTTCTCAGGGGCCTTTGCGCCTCGACCGCCCAGAAGTTCCAGGAAACCGCTCGTCGTCCGTTCTTTCGCCATCGTGTCACCTCACCAGGAAGCGGGCCGACTCGCCCACGAGATCCGCGTCGGGCATAACCTGCCCGCCTTGCCGCAACGCTCGCTGCACGAGGCAGACATGCCGTACCAGGAGGTGGAGGCTCTGGCGCGCCGCCTGCACGAAGACCTTCTGCGCCTCGTCGTCCACCTCGGGCCAGACCGCCCGTACGACTTCCTTCACGTCGGCGTCGTCCGCGTCCTCGACGTGGAGCCGCATGCCAATGCGGTTTTCGAGCTGGCGGTGGTCGGCCTTGTTGTTCTTGATCCGGTACTCGAAACGGGGGAGGGCCCCGAAGACCAGGGCCGCTCCGCCCTTGTCGTTGAGGGCGATGCGGGCCCACTCGATCACCGAGTCCGAGAGGTAGTCGGCCTCGTCGAAGATCACGCACATGTCGCGCCGGACCAGCTCCGACACCAGGCGGTCCGAGATCTCCGAGAGCCGCCCCTTCGTGTCCAGGCCGAGTTCGCGCGCGAGCAGAGAGACGATCGTCGAGAGTCCCATGGTGGGATCGCAGGTGACGAGGATGGTCGTGCTGGGGTTCTCGGTCTTGTACTCCGCGAGGGCGCGGCTCTTGCCCGCCCCGGAGTTCCCGAGCACGATGCCGATGAAACGCTCCTCGTGGGCGATGCGCACCGCGGTCTTGATCCGCGTCGTCCTCCGCAGGGGGACGAAGGGCACGGCCCCGGACTCCTCGCGGGCCTCCTGCAGGTCGAGCCAGGCGCGGACCTTGGCCTCTACCTCTTCCACCTTGCCCTTGTATTCGCCCTTGCGCCACTGCGAGAGGACGCCGGCCGTGTAGCCGATCCCCGCCGCGGCCTTGTTGTTGGAAATGTGATATCTGTTGCAGTACGAATCGTATCTGGCGATGAGCTGCTGATCCATGGTTTACTCCTGACCGAGGAAATCGATGAAATCGTGATCCTTGGCGCGGGCGTTCCACTCCGCGTCAGCCGTAGCGGCGCCCGATACAGCGTCGCCCTCCGCCCCCGCCGCGAGCGGGAGGGGCGCATCGTCCTTCGGAAGGCGCGCGCGGTACATCTCGCCGATGCTCCGCATGCCCTCGGGCGGCGCGATGCGCCCCTTCGAGAGCTCGCCCACCAGCTCGAGGTTCGTCTTGGCGGCCTTCTTCCTCCGCTCGATCGTGGCCGTGGTGTCCTCGGTCTCGGCGAAGTAGTTCGCCTCGGCGCGGCAGAGCAGGGCTCCCTTCGCATCGCAGATGATCGCGGTCTCCGGGGCAGCGAGCGGCCGCTTCACGAGCACGTCCCTGCCCACGTAGCGCTGGAGTTCAGGAGCCCAGTAGTTGACCCCGTCCACTCGTACCCCGTTCTCACGCACCCGCCGCTTGTCGCTGCGGCAGAGGGCGAGCTCGAGGAGCTCGCGGCTCACGGTCCGGGGCTCCGGGGCGAGCTCGTCGAAGACCTCCTGCGGGGTCCTGCCCTCCATCCCCTTCCCCGTACCCCGCCAGGAGGAGTTCCACCAGTCGAGGCCGGCCGCGAGGATCCGCACGAACTCGTCCCACGTGGGTACCTTGCCGCGCCGCTCGAGGGCCGCGGCCCCGCGCCACAGGAGCTTCGTTTCCTCGGGGCAGTCGCGGGTGTTCGATCCGACGTAGGTGGCGAGCTCCTTCGCGAGGTACTCCTGCCATATTCCGTGGATCCGCTCGTGCTTGCCCTTGGACTGCCCCGCGTAGACCCAAGTGAATGAGACCTCGTCGACGCAGGCCGCGTAGGCGCCCGCCGCGTAGACCTCTTCCTCCTCGGGGAAGCCGTCCTCCGTGAAGCTCTGGAAGTTCATGGTCTTCCCGTTCAGGAACTGGCCGCGGTAGTCCTTTCCGTTGTCCACGGTGAGGATCTTGGCCTTGCCGTAGCGCGAAGCCATGAGGAAGAGGGAGACGGTGATCGAGAGGTAGCTCGGCGTGGGGCAGGGGCACATCCCCAGGACGAGCCCCGAGCGAAAGTCCTGCACGGTCGTGAGCCAGGGCCTGATGAGCCGTCCCTGGTATTCCACGACCGCATCGATCATGACGTGGTCGCTCGTCACGAGGTCCATGGGGCGATAGAGCTCCATGGAACGCTCGATGTAGGGATTGAAGTCGGCGCTCCAGCGGCTCCGCCCCTCGCGCCAGAACGCCACGTAGGTCGGCGGCAGGCCCTGGAGGTAGCGGAGGACCGTGGCGTAGCTTGGGAGCTCGGGGATTCGCCCCTCATCGCGAAGAGCCGCGAGAGCGCGATAGACATGGCCCGCCGTCGGCCGCTGGGGCTTGAGGTAGAGCCACTCCGCGTAGCCCTTGACCAGATCGGATAGGCTCGCCCCGGAGCCCTGGACAGCGCGCCGCTCGGCGTACCGGGGCACGAGCCCCGCCAGGCTGCGCCCCGCCTCCTCCCAGCCCTGGAGCCAGCGATAGAAAGTCGCCTGCGATATCGGGCCCAGGGCGCCGGACAGCGCGGGGTTCACGCGCCCCGCGTTGTAGGCCACCACGAAGTCCTGAACCCTGGATCCGGATCCTTGATACAGCCCGATGAGCGCAGCGCGGAGCTGCGCTTTCTCGCGGTCGATGTCCCGGGCTTCGAGGAAGGCGCGCTCCCGTGCCATCCGGGACTGCTCGGCATCCTCGTGACCGTGGGGCTTCTCCGGTTCGAGATAACCGTTGCCGATGAGGCGCGCGAGCACGTCCTGGGGGAGCCCTTGCGGCAGCCAGCGGAGCGAGCGCCCCTCGCCGCGGCAGAGCCAGCGCTCCGCCTCGGCGCGTTGCATGACCGCCTGCCGCGACGTCCCCAGGGCCGTCGCGATGGCAGTCGTCGATAGCTCGTTCACAGCTCGTGCCTCCCGTTGAGATGGCCCCGGAGCGTCTCGTTCTCTCTCCGCAGGTTGAGGTTCTCGACGATGAGCGTCTCTTTGTCTTTTCCGTAGCAGAGTCGCCTCGCTGCGATCTCCGAGGAGAGCGCCGCGACATCCTCGTTCAAGCAAGCGATCCGCTTCTCTTTATCCTTCTTGATCGTCTCGAGGAGCGTCGCGTAGTTCGAGGCGCTATCGAGCGCCCGCTGCAACGTGAGCAGTTCGCGCCGCAGGTCGTGAATGTAGGCGTGGCAATGGAAGAGTTCTTTGAGCTTCATGATGCCACCTCTGATACCTGAGCCTGGAAGCTCTGGACGATAGAGAGGGCCTCGACGAATCGCCGCTCCTGCTGCTTGGTTACTCCGCTCCTCTGCGTGAGGATGTCGACGAGGTCCTCGACAGCCTTCGCGAGCTGCGCTTGCTCGCCCCGCTCCTCGGGGCAGTAACGTGCGAAGCCGATGCCGATCCTGCCGTTCCGGAAGGTGGGGATGTACTCCACCCCGTAGCCCCGCAGGTTCGCCTCGAGCTCGTCTCCCCGCCCCTCGTAGCAGGCCCAGATCACGCGCTTGGTCGTGTCGATGAAGTCGATGTGCGCGCTCATTATGCTACGACCTCCCCCTCGTAGAGGGCGTGCAGGATGGCGTCGTACTCGGGGTCGCCCTCCGCGTCGTCGCAGTGGGTGAGGAGATTGACCTGCAACCCGGTCGCGTCCAGGATGAAGCGTCCCAGGGCGAAGTCGACCAGGAGCATCCCAGCATCCCCGTTGCTGCGGATGAAGGCTTCGTAGTCGCTTTCGACTTGCCGCTTGCGCCGGATCCACCCGGCGGCGGCGAGGCGCTCGAGGGCGACCTTCTGCGAACAGGGGCCCTTGAAGGCCGTCACGCCGCCACCCCCTGCCTCGCGGCGAGAAGCTCGTTCCAGCCCTCGAAGAGGAGCGCTTGTGCGATGGCCTTCTGGACCCGGCCGCTCGTCCGTTTGCCGTAGATGACCGCGTGTACCATCTGGAACGTGACGCCGGCGCACTCGGCCATGGAGACAAGGGTGAAGCCTTGGAGCTTCATCTGGTAGGCGATCCAGGCGCCCTGTTCGAGGTTCGGGGCCTTGGCGATCTGTCGGAGGACGCGAGCCGCGCGGGCGCGCTC